AACTCAGTACACAAAGACAACATAACAGTTAAGTGTAAAAGGTCAAGAGGCTATGCGTTTGACACCTTTAGCTTCAGCGTAAACGAGTTAGGACTGCCATTTGTTGTAGGAGAGATATACGACCCTTTAAAATACTTTGTAACAACTAAAAAGAAGTTGGGATGATAGAGCTAAACATAACAAAAGAAAGTATTGCAGAAGCTAAGAAGCTATATGACTTTGGAATATTAAACAACAGCTACACACAAGGAGAGGGAAATAAGTGCGGTGCTTTAGGAGAGGTTTTAGTAAGACAGTATTATAACGCTATACAAGAAAACACTTATGACTATGATTTAATAATTGACAATAAAAAGATAGACGTAAAAACTAAAAGACACAATGCAAATCTAACACCAAATAATAACTGGACTATGAGCCTTTTTGCCTTTAATACAAAACAAAAGTGTGATTATTACTGCTTTGTTGGTATGGCTGATGATTACAAAAAAGCCTACCTCTATGGTTTTATTGCAAAAGACAAATTTTATAAGACTGCAATATTTAGAAAAAAAGGAGATATAGACCCAAACGGAAGTAGATTCAAATTTAGAGCAGACAGTTACAGTACGACAATATCTGAATTATACTTTAATTTAAAATAAAATGAAAAAAAGCCTTGTAGAACTTGCTTACGATAAGCACAAAAACTGGATAGGTATTGTAAAATCCTTTGGGTGTAAGCCAAGCTTTGCAGAAGATGTGGTGCAAGAAATGTACATCCAGCTTATATGCGATGTGCAAAAAGGCTTAGACCTTTGGTACAATGGCGATTGCAACACTTACTATATATACAAGGTCTTGCGTGGAATATACCTAAACACGCACAAGAAAGAGGCAAGAATGATAAAAACATACATAGAGGACATAGATGGAGAAGTAAAGCAAATAGATGACTTAGGAATAGACGAGGTACAATATGCAAAGGATAAAACTAAAATAGACAACTTACTTGCAGAGATGCGCTGGTATGACAGCAAGGTATTTACTTTAGTAGCTTCTGGGCAAAGCGTAGCATCACTAAGCAGAGAAACAAAAATAAGTTATTATAGCCTTTACAACACTTACAGAAACGCACTTAAACACATAAAAGACAATATATGAGATTAGGAGATTTAGTTTACTACATTACTTATTATACTGGAATACGTTGGATAGTTAAAAAGATATGGGGGGAAGATTGCGGATGCGACCAGCGTAGAGAAGATTGGAACGATATAGACTTATGGAAGAAATAGACAAAAAAGATTGGCAACAGTTCAAAGCTGATGTTAAGAGTAAGCTATCACAAGAACAATATAAGCTATTGTGTAGGCTTCACTCTAAGTATTACGACCACAAATATCACGAGCCTTGCAGTTGCAATCCTAAAAGACTTGTACAATGGATTGCAGAAATAGACAAGATTTATGATTAAGAATGTACACAAGTGGGAGAAAGCTGTAATACTGTTGCTAAACGCTGATGGCTGGAACTTAACACATACTGGCAAAGGCTTTGAGCATTACGATGCTATTGGCACAAGTCCTAAAGGCAAAGAAGTAGTAATAGAGTTCAAGTTTAGAAACAAATACTACAAAGAGAAAATGCTTGAGGTTTACAAGTACAACAAGTTAATTGATACTGGTAGGATAGCTTTGTACTTTGTTAATGACCCTAAAGGTAATTATATGTTTTGGCTTAACAGCCTTAAGGATTTAAAAGAACAAGATATGTACTGCCCAGATACTACACTATGGACTAAAAAGAAAGTTCTAAAGCCTTGTTATTTAATTGACGAGAGCCAAGCATCTATAATAAATTTAAACGGATTTAAGAAGTAGAATAAAAAAAGTTGTTTATAATTTGTTTATAACAAATATTTATTTGTATATTGCGGTATATTAATAAAACAAAAACAAAATGAAAAACTTAAAAGCAATCAAGACAGAAAACAAAAACGGAACATTCAATTACACGTTAGAGAATGGGGAAGTAATAATTAAAAACACCAAAAGAAATTACAACGCTTTTGCCTTATCTTATTACATTAACAACCCTACCAAGTTAAATAGAATAAGTCCCTCATCAAAAGGAGTTGAGGTTGTTATAGCAGAAGCTTTAAGGAGAGGTTTTAAATTAGATGAATTTTTTACAGCAATAGTATAAAACAAAGGGGTGTAAAAACCCCTTTAAAACAAAACACAATGGGAACACTTACAGAAACAGAAAAGGCTTGGATAACTATGATGGTTCAAGCCTATGGAATGAACGAGCAAACTGCACTATCTTATATTCAGAACGTAAACATAAACAAATGAGAACGCAGCTTGATGACTTACGCAAAGAGTTAAAACAAATAGATGCTATATTGTATTACGATAGTTACAAGAAAAGTTTAACCAAAGAAAAAAAGATAGAGTTAGAAAACAGAGCATCTGAGATTAGAACTATAATAATTAACATACAATAAAATGAAAAAGACAAAAACTGGATTACATATAGAAACACGCAAAAACAGAATAGAGGTTTACACCCAAAAAGAGCTGGAAGCCTTAGAACTTAAAAAAGAACGCCAAAGAGAAATAATTATACAAGGTGCTATAATATTTATGTTAGCGGTGTGTGTGGCTTTCGGTTACTTAATTGGTTCTGCAAGTTAGTATGGACTTACTACAAAAACAATCTTACGGACTTTGGTACTCGTTTCTAATTGAGAAGCTTATTGACTGGCAAGAGGAGAAACCTAACAACAAAGATTTAAAGAACTGTGTAAAAGCAATCACAGAAATAGGAATACTCTCAAGCCAGTTAATTACAGAGGTAGAGATACTAACTAAAAAAGTAGATTTAATAAGAAACGAAAAAAACAAAGAGATACAAAAACTAAAACAAGAACTAAAACAATATGAAATCTAAAATAAAACTATTAGACAACAAGTACTACGACAAAGCAGAACTGCTTAAGCGTATGGAGGATGATACTTTTTACTATGGGGAACTAAATACTCTTGCGCTTAGTAGTAGCAGCCTTAAACAGCTTCTATCAAGTCCTAAGACGTATAACTTTAGCTTGAAGTATGGGAGTGGGGATAGCGCAGCTTTAAGAGCTGGTGCTTTGTTTCATTGGGCAATCCTTGAGCCAGAGAAGTTTGCCTCTCAGAAGTTTGTAGAGGTACAAAGTAGAAACACAAAGAAGTTTAAAGAAGCTGTGGCAGAGTTTGGAACTGTTTACACCGCTAAGGAAAGAAGCGAAACAGAAAGGCTTGTAGATGCGTTCTACCGCAACGAACACGCTAAGGAACTAATTACTAAAGCAGAGTTTGAGATACCAGCAATAGACAACGTATTAGGTATGCCATTTAGAGGTAAGGCAGATGTATTAGGAGAGAATAGAATTTGCGACATTAAGACCACAACAAACATAAAGGACTTTAGCTGGAGTGCTAACAAGTACGGATATGATGTACAATGCTACTTATATTGTAATCTATTCAACAAAGAGTATAAAAACTTTCAGTTCTTAGTATTAGACAAAGGTAGCTTAGACATTGGTATCTTTAACTGCTCAGAAGAATTTTATTACAGAGGCGAACAGAAAGTAGAGAAAGCACTTGACTTATACAACAAGTTCTTTATAGAGGGTGCAGACTTAGATAACTACTGCTTAACTGGAGAATTATAACAATTAAAACAAAAAAAATGCAAGATTTTAATAGAAGCGAAATAAAATTATATAATTTAGGATATAGAGTAACTGCACAAGGAGACTTAATAGGTTTAAATGGTAAATCCGTAGGGTCTTTGTGTAACGGATATTATAGGATAAAAGTTAGAGTTAAAAAAAATTCAGACAGTAAAATTAAAGATGATTATATAAATTGTTTAGTTCATAGGCTTCAAGCATATCAAAAGTATGGAGAAGATATTTATAAAAAAGGTATTGTGTGTAGGCATCTAAATGGAAATCCCTTAGATAATTCTATTGACAATATAGCGATAGGTACACAGCAAGATAATGCTATGGATAGAAACAAACAAGATAGAATAGCACACGCTAAATTAGCAACTTCATACTGGCGTAAATACAATGCAAATAATGTAAAAGATTTTTATAAAAAAGTAAAGTCTTACAAAAGAACTATGGCAGAGTTTAACATAAGTAGTAAAGGCACTTTACATTACATTTTAAATAAAGCATAATAAATGAAATTAAAGAAACACACACAGATACAACGCATACTTAGACTTGAAAACATAGTTGCCCAAATGTATGTAAAGTTAGAGGCTCTAAAACTAATAATAGACAAAGACAATGAAAAAGAGAAATCAGAGGATTGATTACATAAGCGGAACAGAAAGTGCCTACACAATGACAGAACAAGAAGAACTTGAGTGCGAAGAAGAAAGAGCTGGGGTTTATGATGATGACTTTGATTACAACGAAATGTTAGATTTTGGCTTAAAAGAAACAAACAGAAAACAAATGCCAGTATTTAGCGGAGTACTTAAATACTTCCCAGACGCAATAAGAGAAGTAGCTAAAACATCTTGGATAGGCAACCAACAGCACCACCCAAACAAACCTTTACATTGGGATAGAAGCAAGTCTGGAGATGAGTTAGATGCTTTAACAAGGCACTTGATGGAAGCTGGAGGGATAGACACAGACTTAATAAGACATTCAGCAAAGGTAGCTTGGAGAGCCTTAGCCAACTTACAAAAAGAATTAGAAGAAAATGGGGAAGCACCCCTTAGTGATTATAATTTAAACAAAGAACAATGGTAATACATAACGAAATATTCTGCACTTACAGAATGGAACAAGAGAAAATAAAGGAAGCAATAGAACTCCTAAAAGAAAACGGCTACATTATATACAAGAAAGAAGAAGTATGAACTTAGACGAATTAATAAAAGAACTAAACAACCTTTACGGATTTGATATAACACAAAGAGTAAGACAAAGACAATACTCGTATGCAAGAAAGGTGTATTGTAAATTGGCTAAGGAAGCTGGACACACACTACAATTATTAGGCAGTAAGGTAGGCATATCACACGACTGCGTACTATATCACAACAGAACTTTTAATACAGTAACACACAGCGATAAAGTAATATTTAACAAAATAGTTAGACAGTTTAGGTTGAATGTTGATTTATGCAAAATGCCAAGAAAGAAAAAGGCGGTAAAGAAAATACCTAAGCAAGTCAAAGCACAAGACCTTTTACTAATAGACGAAATAACAGAAGTTCTAAAGAAATGGGAAACTGAAAACCTTATGCAGTTTATAAGCACAAGGCTAATGCCATACGATAAGCTAATAAAAGCTACAAAGCCACAGATACAACCACAAAAGATAGAAGGTGCTAAACTAAAAAGACAAGTTAAAAACCCAGTGCTGTGCTAAAAAAATAAAGTTATGTTTATATATTATTGAATAAACAATCTTTTTCAATTATGGACAAAAGAGTAAACAATGGTGGTGCAAGGCAAGGCGCTGGTAGAAAACCAAAGGCACAAGAGCAAAAGCTTATAGAACGCTTAGATAATATAATAGACAAAGACGAAGCAATAGAAACATTAGGTAAGTTAGTATCTAAGGGCGATATGAGAGCCTTACAGACCTATTTAAGCTATCGTTACGGAAAGCCAAAGGAAAGTATGGACATCAATAGTTCGGAAGGCTTAAACATCAATTTTAGAGATTTAATAAA